TCAGAACCTTTTGTTTCAGCCGCTTCGGCTAACACTTGGTCACGAAGATGGGAATATGCAGACTCATTCGATAGTGAGCCAGTTACTTCAGCACATTGTGCAAGAAATAGTGGATCACAGGATGAAATTCATGTTGTCGTAGTTGATGAAGATGGAGAATTTACTGGAGCAAACAATACAGTAGTAGAAACTTATAGTGGATCAGTAGCCGCCGGAGCAAAAGGTGAAGATGGTCAAAGTATTTACTACAAAGATTTGGTAAATAGAAAATCAGCTTATGTTCGTTGGATGGATCATCATGCAGATGGTGATGTAGATGCCGCTCTTTCAACAACCGCATGGGGTGGAGTAGCAACAGGAACATTTAATGGTAAAGGAATTATCGTATCTGGAAGTCTAACAGATGGGGCCGCAGGTTCAGCCTCAACTGCTGGTAATATTCAAACAGGTTTAGATAAATTCAAAAATTCAGAAGAAATTGATGTAACACTTTTGATGACAGCAGATGCAGACGCTGCTACTCAGATTCATGCAATTAATAATATTGCAGAATATCGTAAAGATTGTGTAACATTTATTTCACCACTTCAAGCAAACGTTGTTGATAACGCAGGAAGTGAAACGACAGATGTAGTTGGTCATAGAAATTCTATGCCCAGTTCTTCTTATGCCGTTATGGATTCTGGGTGGAAGTATATGTACGATAAGTACAATGATGTCTATCGATATATTCCATTAAATGGTGATATCGCAGGATGTTGTGCATTTACTGATGAATCAAGAGATCCTTTCTGGTCACCGGCTGGATTAGATCGTGGTAATATTAGAAATGCAATTAAACTTCCATATAATCCAAATAAAACAGATAGGGATGAACTTTATAAGAATGGAGTTAATCCTGTTACAGCAATGCCAGGAAGTGGAATACTTCTTTTTGGAGATAAAACTCTATTAGCAAAACCTTCTGCGTTTGATCGTATCAACGTAAGACGATTGTTTATTCTTTTAGAAAAATCAATTGCTAATATGGCCAAATCTTTCTTGTTTGAATTCAACGATGCATTTACACGAAGTAGATTCGTAGCAACAGTTGAACCTTTCTTGAGAGATGTTCAAGGTAGAGGTGGAATTCAAGATTTCGCAGTTGTCTGTGATGAAAGTAATAATACTGGAGATGTGGTAGATCGAAACGAATTTCGTGGAGATATTTACGTGAAACCATCACGTTCCATTAACTTCATACAATTACAATTTGTTGCAGTACGAAGTGGAGTAGAATTTGAAGAAATTATCGGTGCAAGATAATCGATAATAAAGTCATATAAATAATACTATACAGATGGGGGAAGACGGAAGCTGCCGAAGGGTGTACTTGTAAAAAAGACTTCCCCATCATCTTAATCTAGCTTTCGGAGGAAATAATATGTCAAATTTTAATGTTGATTCTTTTACTTCAAAATTAAAACAGGGCGGAGCATTAGGAAGTTTATTCGAATGTGAACTTACAGGCAGTAAGGGAACAGAAGCTATGACCGCTGTTGGAGATTTTAAGTTCATGTGTAAGGGAGTAACATTCCCCGCTTCAACTATTGAGGCCGCTACAGTTACATATATGGGAAGACCTTTACAAATTCCAGGTAATAGAGCTGCAGCCCAAGTAACTACAGAAATTTATAATGATGAAAAAATGGAAATACGAAACCATATTGAAAGTTGGATGGAAAGATTAAATTCACACAAAACAAACAAGAGACAAGCTGGTTTTGAAGCCATTAACAGTTATACTGGAACAATGAAAGTTTCTCAACTCTCGAAAGTGGGAACAGCAACGACTAAATCTTATGAATTTATTGATGTTTGGCCTTCAAGTACAGGAGAAATTACTTTATCTTGGGATACTAACGATATACAAACATTTAGTGTAATATGGGAATTTAGTTATTGGAAATCTAGACAAAGTAACGTTGGATTTAGTTGATATATATTTAAGTATGAAAGAAAAGTTTTACATGGGAGTGGTAATCCGCTCCCATTTCACCTATTAGGAAGAATGTATGGCAGTTGAATTATTCGGTTTTTCTATAGGAAGAGTTGACAAAGATCAAAAGAATAAAAAGTCTTTTGCACTTCCTGAACCAGAAGATGGTGCACTTGAAGTTGGCCCTACAGGTAATGCGTATGGAACGTATGTAGATCTAGAGGGTTACGCCAAAAATGAATTAGAATTGATTAGAAAATATAGGGAAATGGCAACATATCCCGAATGTGATCAAGCAATAGATGATGTTGTTAATGAGGCAATTGTTACAAATAGGGAAGAATCTCCTGTCAGTATCAGCCTAGAAAAATCTAACTTATCAGATGATATTAGAGAAAAAATAAAGTACGAATTTGCTGAACTAGTTCGTTTGCTTGATTTTCGTAAAATTGGTTATGAAATGTTTCGAAAGTGGTATGTCGATGGTAGATTGTATTTCCACATTATCATTGATACTAAGAATCCCAAACGTGGTATATTAGAACTACGCCCAATAGATCCCCTAAAAATAAAAAAGATTAGACAACCGAAAATTACTCAAGGCCGTGAAGGCGCTGAGATTGATACTTCCGGATTTCAAGAATATTATATGTTTAATGAAAGAGGTATTACACAAACTTCTGGGGGTACAACAGTACAAATTTCAGGTGACTCCATTTCTTATGTACATTCAGGTGTATTAGATCCAGATAGAAAACTAGTTTTAAGTCATCTACACAAAGCAATCAAACCACTCAATCAGTTACGAATGATCGAAGATGCGGTTGTCATCTATCGTATCTCTCGTGCTCCAGAACGTAGAATATTCTACATTGATGTTGGTAACTTACCTAAGATCAAAGCAGAACAATATCTACGTGACATTATGAACAAATACAAGAACAAACTTGTATACGATTCTAATTCTGGCGAAATCAAGGATGAACGTAAGCACATGAGTATGTTGGAAGATTACTGGCTTCCACGTAGAGAAGGTGGTAGAGGAACAGAAATTTCAACATTGCCAGGAGGGGAGAATCTTGGTGAGTTAGCTGATGTTGAATACTTTAAAACAAAATTATACAAAGCACTTAATGTTCCCCCTTCTAGACTAGAACAAGATTCTGGTTTTATACTTGGTAGAGCAGAAGAAATTTCAAGAGATGAAGTAAAATTTACTCGTTTCATTGAAAGATTAAGAGCGAGATTTAATCATTTATTTAATGATCTCCTTGAAAAACAGTTACTTCTCAAGGGAGTTGTTTCTTCACAAGATTGGTTGGTCATAAAAGACCAAGTAATATATCAATGGCAAACTGATTCTCACTTTGCAGAATTACAACAAGCAACCATGATGAGAGAACGTTTAGGTATGTTGGTAAATGATATGGGTTATAGAGATGAAGTTGTTGGTAAATTCTTCTCACAAGAATATGTCAATAAACACATTCTTAAATTAACTCAAGAAGAAATTGATGATATGAAAGAACAAATTGCAGCAGAAAAGGCTGAAGCAGGAGGTGGTGAAGCTGAAGACCAACAATGGGAATTTGACCCTTCAGCAAATAAACCAGATTTAAAGGTTATATCTGGGTAAAATTTATAAATAGTATAAATATAATAGAACAATAGAGGAATTTTATGTCTAATGAAACTACAATTGGTGATATCGTAGCATTATCGGCTAAAGGTGATGCACAAGGTGTAAAGACAGCAATAGGTGATGTATTACAACAAAAAGTGATGGTATCATTAGAAGGAAAAAAACAAGAATTCGCTAAAACTTTTTTAAACAAAACGCAGACAGACTCGAAAGAGCCGGAAAGTAACGAGGTAGAAGATGGCAGCAGAGACGCAAGTACTACGTGATGACGAAAAAAAATATATTGCTAAGTTTTTTTCTGATGCATCAGAATCAGATGTTAAGAAAGTAGATCTATCTACATTAGCTTGGGCAAAACACACAATGACCTTATCAGGTGCAGCAAGCCCAAACTTTAAGATTGGGGAAGTAATAACAGTAGGATCAGCAGAAACATTTCTTGTTACTGGTTTTACAGCCGGTGCATCTACAGTAGAAGTTGTTGGATGGGATAATACAAACAAAAAAGCAACTTCAATTGATACAGGTATGTCTAATGGTGATGCAATTGTAGGTGGAGTATCTGGAGCCAATACTAGAACCGTTGCAAATAGTGGTAACTTTACAGGCTTAGAGTGGAATGTATTAGTTACTAAAATAATGTGGATTACAAATGGTTTACAAGTTGCTATTGAATGGGATGGATCAACCGCAGAAAAATATATTGCAGAATTAAGTGGTAATGGTAGTTGGTCAATGTCAAATATGGAATGGCCAGGAATACCAATAAACGCAACAGGCGATACTTCTGAAGTTTTAGGAGATATTCAATTTTCCACAACCGGACACGGATCAGGTGATTCATATACAATTATAATGGAATTAAAGAAACAAGCACCAGGCTTTGATATCCCAGCATACGAAGAAAATTCAGCGTTAGGATATAGAGTTGACTACTTAAAAGGTAATTTCACATGATAGGAGAAAATTAATGAGACTTATATGCGAACAATTAGAAAATGTAGAATTTATATGTGAAGATACCAAAAAAGGAAAGAATTATTTTATCGAGGGTGTTTTTATGCAGGCCAATGTGAAAAATCGCAATGGTCGATTATATCCTAAAGCTATTTTACAAAAAGAAGCCAAAAGATATGATCAAAATTACATAAAACAATCAAGAGCTTTTGGAGAATTAGGACATCCAGAAGGACCTACAGTAAATCTTGAAAGAGTTTCCCACATGATTCAAGAGTTAAAAGAGGACGGAGACAATTTCGTAGGTCGAGCAAAGATTATGGACACACCTTACGGAAAAATTGTAAAGAACCTTATCGATGAGGGAGCCCGTTTGGGTGTCTCATCCAGAGGAATGGGCTCATTACGGCCCGTAGGTCGCAATTGTAGTCATGTTCAAGATGATTTTTATCTTGCAACAGCTGCAGATATTGTCGCCGATCCTTCCGCTCCAGCGGCATTTGTCAATGGTATTATGGAAGGTAAAGAATGGATATGGGATAACGGAATTCTTAGTGAACAAGAAGTTGCCCGAATCGAGAAACAAGTAAAAATAACTAGTCAAAAACAATTAGATGAAATTCAGATAAAAGTTTTTGATCAGTTTATGTCAAGTTTATAAGTTTACTAAATAATAACAATAGTAAACACTCTAAAGTAACAGATACAGGAGACCCTACATGTCTGAAGAAATTTTGAACAAAGAGTCTGAAGAAATGACAGAAGAAGAACTAGCTGAAAAGCGCAGAGCTGCTGCTGAACAAGATTCTTCAGACGAAGAAGAAGATGAAGAAGAAGTAGAAGAAAGTAAATCTACTAAAGCTTCTGTGAAAAAAGAAGAAGAAGACGAAGAAGATGATGAAGAGGAAGTAGAAGAACAAAAAGCTTCCGTTAAAAAAGAAGAAGGTGAAGAGGAAGATGAAGAGGAGGAAGAAGAACCCGCCGAAGAATCTGTCCAAATCCCTAAGACTAAGAATCAAATGTTGAAAAACATTTATGATCAAGTCAATAAAATGAAAAAGTCTGATCTTTCAGGTAAATACGAACAAATTCTTAAAGCCGCTACACAAGTAGTTAAAGAAGAAGAAGTTAAAGAGGAAACAACTAAGATTCAAGCTGTTTCACCTCAAGAAATAGAGCCACCTAACGTTGAAGATGATGTAGAAGCGTTAGTTAGTGGAGAAGAGGGACTTTCTGAAGATTTTAAGAAGAAAGCCTCTACAATTTTTGAAGCCGCAGTTCATGCAAAAGTTGTTGACGAAGTTAACAAACGCATGGAAACACAACAAAAAGAAGTTGAAGCTTCAAAAGAAGAATTCCAAAAAGACCTTTCAGAAAAGGTTGATGGATATCTTACTTATGTTGTAGAAGAGTGGATGAAAGAAAATGAACTCGCAATCGAAAGAGGTATTCGTGCCGAATTGGTTGAAGATTTCATGTCTGGACTCAAAACCCTCTTTACAGAACATTACATTGATCTTCCAGAAGAGAAAGTTGACATGGTTGACGACTTATTCACAAAAGTCGAAGAACTTGAAACCTCTTTGGATGAAGAGATCAATCGTGGAGTAGAACTCCAAAAAGAATTGGCTCAGTTCAAAAAAGACGATGCCCTTAAACAAGCTACCAAAGATTTAGCCGATAGTGATTCGGAGAAGATTAGTAAACTTGCAGAAGGTATTGAATTTGAGAATTCAGAGCAATACATTGAAAAATTGAATGTTCTCAAGGAAAGTTATTTTCCTAAGTCTGATGCAGTAACCTCAGAAATTACTGAAACAGATGAAACAATCGAGGTTCAAAGTGAGGAAACTCCTGAGAAACTTGATGAGAGCATGGCACATTATACATCAGCGATCCGTCGCTATAATTCTTAATTTATATAACCCTATAGGAGAAAACTATGTACCTAGCTGAAGACCTACAAAAGAAGTGGGGCCCAGTCTTAGAGCACGAAGACCTTCCTAAGATTAAAGACAACTACCGCAAGGCTGTTACTGCAGTTCTCTTGGAAAACCAAGAAACCGCAATGAAGGAACAGGCTCAATCAGGTAGTGGAGTCTTTATGACAGAGGCGGCTCACGCTAATAAGACCGGCGGTAATATCGATACCGTTGATCCCGTTTTGATTTCGTTGGTTCGTAGAGCTATGCCTAATCTTATCGCCTATGATGTTTGTGGTGTTCAACCAATGACCGGTCCTACTGGACTGATCTTTGCAATGAAATCACATATTACATCACAGGCCGGTGTTGAAGCGGCTGACTCTAAAGAAGCCGACACTTCTTTCTCTGGTGCCGGAACTCATTCCGCCAACAGTAACCCCGCAGATGCCAGCATGACTACTGGTACTGGTACCGCTACAGCAACACAAGAAGCTGACGTTACCATTTCAGAGATGGCATTCGCAATCGATAAAGTAACCGTAACCGCTAAATCAAGAGCACTTAAGGCTGAGTACACAGTAGAACTCGCACAAGACCTTAAGGCCGTTCATGGTTTGGATGCAGAAACTGAGCTGTCAAATATTCTGTCAAGTGAAATCTTGGCTGAAATTAACCGCGAAGTTATGAGAACAATCTACACCAACGCTAAAACTGGTGCAGCTCATAATACTACATCCGCAGGAACTTTTGACCTTGATACTGATTCTAATGGACGTTGGTCTGTTGAGAAGTTCAAAGGTTTGATGTTCCAGATTGAACGTGAAGCTAACGCAATTGCTAAAGACACTCGCCGAGGTAAAGGTAATGTCTTGATTACATCTTCTGATGTAGCATCCGCATTGGCTATGGCCGGTCAACTCTCAGGTAATCCTGCAGGAAATGACTGGAGCCCAGATGACGCCGGTTCAACTATGGTTGGAACTCTTAATGGTCGATTCAAAGTCTATGTTGATCCATATGCACCATCCGCTGCAACTAACTATTTCACAGTTGGTTACAAAGGTTCAAGTGCTTATGACGCCGGACTTTTCTATTGTCCTTATGTTCCATTACAGATGGTTCGTGCAGTTGGTGAGAACTCATTTCAACC